GAATCTACCGAACTATGCCCTCACCCACTACATTAGCGGAACTCCGCCAGTTCGCAAAGATTCACAACCAAGCGAGATACCCCAACGTTCCGACGTCGGCATTGCCGGCGACAACGTTCACCGATAAGACGGCAAACGGACTTACCAATGCAATCATATTCGACATCATCCACGTTTGCGGGGGCGCAGCATACCGAATCAACAACGGGGCGACTTACGACCGAGCAAAGAACATATATCGTGCGGGCGTCACGAAACGCGGCGTTCCCGATATTATTGCCGTCGTGGATGGGCGATTTATCGGAATCGAGGTAAAGATCGGGGCCGACCGCCAGTCGTCGCATCAACGCGAGGTCGAGGCGGAAATCAACGGGGCCGGAGGCGTGTATTTTATCGCGAAAACTTACGAAGAATATGTCGGTTCCCTCACCGCCGCGCTCCGATAAGCACCGCGGCGAATGGGCCGAAGCGCAGTTCGTGGCGGACGCGTTGAAAAATGGTTTCGAAATCTTCACGCCGATTGGCGATTGTTCGTCGATAGATTTCGTAATTTTTCACGATGGTAAACCGATACGAATTCAATGCAAAGCAACGTGGACGAACCTAAAGGGCAAATCCAAGTGGAATATCGGTAAAGGGTCTTCAGCGAAGAAAAGATACACGGATCACGACGTGGATTTTTTAGCGCTTTACGATGGAAACATTGAGTGTTGGCGGTTTGTCCGGCCAAGTGAAACAAACGGACAAAAAACATTTAGAATACCGCAAGACGAAACAAACAAACTGGAAAATTGGCATGACCTCAAAGAATTCAACGATCATTGATTTAGCACGGCGCTACCTCGCCGCTGGGTTCTCACCAATACCATTGGTTCCGGGCGATAAGCGCCCAAGCGTAAAGGGGTGGCAACGCTACGGCGAAGAACCTATGGGTTGGGGCGAGGCCGACAAAATGTTTGCCGACACGGATTCCATCGGTATCGTTTGCGGTTACGATGGTTTGGAGGTTCTCGACATCGACGCCAAGCACTTCGACGGCGACGAATTAAACGAGTTCACGACGTTACTTGACGCCGAAGCGCCGGGCCTTCGCTCGAAAATGACCATTCAGCAAACGCGGTCGGGCGGTGAACATTGGATTTACAAATGCGATTCGGTCGAAGGCAATCAAAAGTTAGCACGGAATATAGAAGGCGAAACGACGTTTGAAACACGCGGCGTCGGCGGTCAAATCGTGGTGTTTCCCTCGCCCGGTTACAAAATGAAAACCAAAATAACATTGGTTCAGCGTATCACGCCCGACGAACGCGAAATACTATTCCGATGCGCTCGGTTGACGTCCAGCGCCCCGCGCGTTGTGACAATCGCCCACGACCTTAAATTGAAATCGGAAATAAGCGCGAAAACGCCGTGGGGCGAGTTCCGCGAAACGCACACGGCGCTCGAAATACTCGAATCAAACGGCTGGAAAATCGTCGGGCAAAATGCAAAATATACATATTTGAAACGCCCCGGCGACACGGACGCCAAGACGTCGGGCGTCATTTTCAACGATACGGGTTTGTTTTGGCCGTGGACGACGTCAACCGATTTTGTCGCCGAGAAACCGCACGACGCGTTTCAATGCTATGTCACGTTGGAATGCCGCGGCGACTTCAAAGAGGCGTTCCGTCAACTGGCGTCACGCGGCTACGGGGCGAAATATGCGCCCGAAAACATACCGCCGTCGGACGACGACGAACAAATCACCGACGACGAAATGATGGCGCACCTCATGACGTTGGAGGTGGATTCGACCATTCCCGTTGAACGCCCGCCCGTCGCGGTTGACGTGTTCACCGGTTTGGAATCGTTCGTGCTGGGGTCGCTCGGTAACTTCGTTTTAATTCAAGGCAAAGCGAAATCGCGCAAATCTTATCTTGTTTCGGCGATTGCCGCCGCCGCGTTGTCGGAAAACGTCGTGGCCGAAGCGCTGCGCGGTTACATCGGCGACAAAGTAGTTTTATATATTGATACCGAGCAGGGCGATTGGCACGCCGCACGGGCGAAGAAACGCATTTTGAACATGGCGGGTCTTGATCCGCTCACGAACAACGAGCGGTTGAAATACTTTAAGTTTCGCGGCCTTGACCGCAACGCCGAGCGTTTCGCGTTTGTCGAGTTCGCACTCGAAAGAATCCCGAACATTGGTTTGGTTGTCATCGACGGCATCGTTGACCTCGCGTCGAAGGGCGTGAACGACGAAGAAGAAGCGACCGAAATCGCCTCGCGGCTGCTCAAATGGACATCGGTTCATAATTGTATGCTGGTCGCGGTATTGCACGAAAACAAAAACGACCGCAACGCAAAAGGTCATCTTGGCGCATATTTAGTGCAAAAGGCTGAATCGGTGATCGGGGTCGCTAAAAATGAACACGATGCGTCGGCGTCAACCATAACGCCCGAATATACGCGAAACATCGAGTTCCCAACGCTTACGATGCGGGTCAACAATGACGACACAATCACGCTGGGCGAACATGAAGAATCGGATTTTTACGAACTCGACCGGGTTTGGTCGCCCGACGACCTTCAGCGCATCGCAAAAAAGATTGACGGGAAAATGAAAACCGAAATCGTGCCGTTCATCCGCGATACGGAAACGGCAAAGCAAAAGGAGGCGACCAAGGCGTTCAACTTAATGCTTGACCAAGGCATTGTCACAATGACCAGCGGGCGACCACAACGCGCCGTGTACAACGACCACAACGACGAAATTGAAACACCATTCTAAAATTATGACATTCGAAGAATCCTTAATTCACGAACGCGACGCAATGATCGTGTTGAGTGACCTTTACCAATGGCGGACGATTAAGACGCCGCGATACGCCCGCATGGACGGAATCATTCTAAACTATGAAAACGACATGACCGCCGTATATGAGTTCAAAGCGCGTTCAATGACTTTTGACGACCTACGTCGGCATCAAACATATTTGATCACTTACGAGAAAATACTCGACGGGTGCCATGCGGCGCGAACGCTGGGCATTCCCTTTGTTTTAATCGTGTACCTCATCGGTTCGGAAAACATTATTTTGTTCAAAGTCGCCGACGAAAACGGCGATTTGTTAATTGACTTCGACGTGGTACGCACGACAACGCAAAAGGACGTCAACGGGGGCGCAGTCGAACGCTACAACGCGTTTATTGGTCTAAACCACATGAAGGTACTGCGATGATATTAAACGGCCTTACGCGCGAAGAAATCGAAGCCGTTGGGTTGGGTTGGATTCTCGACGACCCAGCGGACGACGACAAATTGGTGAACGCAATCATTGAACGAATAATGCAAATGAAGGTCGGGGACTGCCTACCGATTAAGGACGTGACCAAGATTCCGCATATTAAGACCGCGAACCGCTCGGTCATGGTGTACAACGCCTTAATCGTTGACGAAGTGGCCAATACTTTGACCAAGGTTCGCGAATGCCGCATTCACCGACTGGCGGAATATATCGGGGGCAAGCCGCTAAAGATTGGTTAAATAAAATAATTTATTTATTTTTTGTTGAAAAGTGTTGCATTCAACATTTTGTTATATATTTGACAAACAAACAAGCAAATAAAAACAACGTCATGAACAACTCAATCAAATCAACCAAAATCCGCGCTGGTCGCTACCAAGTAAACATCAATGGTTTGCAGCCCTTTATTGTTCAAGAACGATTGAATAATGATTGTATGCCAACGGGCGAATGGAATATGTTTGCCCCGGACGGAGAATGGATGGACACACGTCATTCAAAAAAAGTGTGTTTATATCTATTGGACGAAATGCACAAGTCGGGAAGGTTGAATGAATACCGATTATCTTAAACCAAACGGGGCGCCTTCGGGCGCCTTACTTAAACGAAACAATCAAATGAAAACGGAAATCGACACCCTCAAAACCGCGTGGTCTAAATATAGGTTCGCGAAATCAATCGAAGAATTCAACGCTGCCGAAAAGGTTTTATTAAAGTTCCACAACAAATACGGAACGATTGACATTCCAACGATTAAATCATTGATACAATGAACCCGCTATTAACACCATTCGAGAACGCCATCGTTCGACTGCATCGCCGCTATTTAAGGGGCGACAACACACGCGGCGCGGCGCGGTTAATCATTCGCGCAAAGATGCAATTCAAATTCGTACTGGTTCGCGCCCTACAACAACAATGGGATGCGTTCGTTCCCGAACCAAAATGCGTTGTTTGCAACTGCCTAAACACCCGCGTCAACGCGGAAACGTGCGACGATCATGCGTAGGGGTTTCGTCGAGTGGCTCGAACATATTGGTTCGGTGCATCAATCCAACAAACCCGCGGTCGCGCGTGCATTGCAGCAACTCGCGGACGATGACCAATTTCGACCAACGTTGACGATCGTTGACGACCGAACCAAGGCGTTGACGTGCATCGTTGCCATCGGCCCCGAATTCAACTACAATGCCTAACATACCACAACGCAAACAACGCCCGTGGCTTACGGGATCGGGGTTCGACAAAGGACGCCGCACGGCGAACTCCGCGTTTTACCAGTCGTCGCCGTGGCGTAAACTGCGCGGAATGTTCATTCGAACCAACCCCGTGTGTATTGAATGCGGCCGCGCTGGTGCGGTCGTTGACCATATCGTTCGCGTCAATGACAACCCCGACCTCGCGTTGACGTGGGCAAACCTTCAAACAATGTGTCACCCGTGCCACAACTCGAAGTCGGGTCGTGAGGCGCACAACAAACCAACACCATGACCGATATCACTAAATGCACGGGCGAAGGCTGCCCGCTAAAAGAAACGTGCCATCGCTTTACCGCGCCGGCTGAAATGTACCAATCGTACTTCATGACCCCGCCGGTTAAGAACGGCAAATGCGAATACCATTGGTCGCGAAATGCGACCTCAAGAACGATACTCGACCCAATGCGCGACGCGTTCGACGAAATGAACTGCGACGAATGCGGCGGGTTCGGGTATCACAAAATGAGTTGCTCGCACGTCAAATGATTAACACCCGAACCAATCGTTGCATTTTTTGCAACAACTTAAAACCCCAACCATGAAGCAATCATTCAAAGTCACAATCGAACACAACGGCGAACAAACGTCAATCGCTACCCCAATGACGTGGTTTGACGTGACCGACTGCATCGACGTCATACAACGTGCAATGCTCGGCGCTGGGTTTACGCTCGGCGGTACATTGATGATCGTGAGCGACGACGACGTGCGTAAAATGGATTGCCATTGTGCGCCGGATGCGAATCGGCGCGAGCATCGCCGCCAACAAAACATCGACAAACAATCGTTGAAGTTCTTGGAAATAATCGAGGTACAATTTTTACCGAACCAAGATTTCGAAACCAAAGTATTCACGGGGCCTTTGTTTTCCGACGGCATCCGAGTTGCGGCAACGTACGAGGACGAATGCAAAGCCGCACGCGGTGAAGAATTTAATGAGTTGATGCCTATTGAATGGCGCCGTCTTGATGGTGAAATTTTTAAGTATTTGTAGGTAGGGGGGGGTCAAATCAAAAACACTTTTCGCCGATTCATCGACGCCTCAGTCGTATTTACGCGGTGTCAAAACTTGGGCGCCCTTTGTGTAGAACGATTCTAAATAACAAAACAACAAAATCATGCCCGGAGGCCGTAAAAGAAAACCAACTGAAATGCTCAAGACCGCCGGAACCTTCCGCGCGGATCGCCACGCCAACAAACTGGAGTTGCCTCTCGGCGCCCCGGTTCCGCGTGCTGCGATGGGTGAAATATCACGCGAGGCATTTGAATTTGTTTCCGCACGTTTGACCGCCGTCGGCGTGGTCGCTGAAATCGACGCGTTCGCATTGCAAATGTTCGCTGACGCTTGGGAGGATTACATCGCATCGCGTGAGGTCATACGCCGCGACGGGCCGACATACACGACCACGACGAACACGGGCGACATCATGTTTCGCCCGCGCCCGGAGTTGTCGATGATGAACAACGCTTGGGAGCGGTTGAAGAAAATCATTCCCGAATTCGGAATGACGCCGAGTTCACGCGCGAAAATTAACGCGAAGGACGAGGTTCAAGATATTGACGATTTGTTGTCATGATCGACCAAGTAAAAGCAAACCGCGCGGTCAATTTCATTGAACGCATTTGCACCCACGTCAAAGGCGACCTCGCGAACCAGCCGTTTATTTTAGAACAATGGCAACGCGACTACATTTCGCAGTTGTTCGGAACCATGGGGCCGGGCGGATTGCGCCAGTACCGAACCTCGTTCGTTTTCCTACCGCGTAAAAATGGCAAATCGAATTTGATTGCCGCGATCGGGTTGTATCTATTATTCGCCGACAACGAACCCGGTGCGGAAATCTACGTCGCCGCCGCCGACCGCGAACAAGCGAACGCAATCTTTGAGGTTCAAAAACAAATGGTTCTGAACTCGGCGTTCCTTCGTGGCAAATGCAAAATATATCGAAATTCAATCACGCTGAACGGAACCAACTCGTTCATTAAGGCGATCAGCGCGGACGCATCGACAAAGCACGGATTCAGCGCACACGCGGTATTGTACGACGAACTGCATTCGGCGCCCAACCGCGAGTTGTGGGAGGTTTTGACGACCTCGGTGGGCGCCCGTTCACAACCTTTGGTTTTGGGAATCAGTACGGCGGGAATCGACCGCGGCGGTTTGTGTCGTGAATTATATGAGTACGGCAAACGCGTTTTGACTGGCGCGATTGACGACCGAACATTCTTGCCCGTAATTTACGAGGCACCGCTCGACGCCGATCCGTTCGACCCGAAGACGTGGTTGATTGCAAACCCGAACCTCGGCGTTTCCGTTCGAATGGAATACTTCGAAAAAATGTCGGCCGAGGCAAAGATTTTGCCGACGTCTGAAATCGCGTTCAAACAATTACACCTAAACCAATGGATTTCGTCGTTCGATGGTTGGTTGACGGACACCGATTGGTGCGCGTCCGCTGGCGTCGTTGACCTCGACGAACTGCGCGGCCGAACGTGCTTCGGCGGTTTGGACTTGGCCGCCGTGTCCGACGTTTGCGCCTTTGTCTTGGTATTCCCGATGGATGATGGCGAAATGAAGGTTGTTTCGAAATTCTTTGTTTCGAACGCCGCGGTCGAACAACGACGCGGCCGCGTGGGGGCGTCGTACGATGCGTTTGTTTCGGTCGGTGAGTTAATCGTGACCGACGGGAACTCAACGGATTACAACGTGATATTTGAAGTAATGCTTGAAATGTCAAAGGTGTTCGATATTAAGTCCGTGGCCTTTGACCGATGGAACTCGTCGGCATTGGTTCAACGACTGGTCGAGGCCGGTTTCGACATGGATCCGTTCGGCCAAGGGTTCGCGTCAATGACCCAGCCGATTCGTGAAATGGAAATTATGATTAAGAAAAAAACACTTCACCACGGCGGCAACTCGATGCTTCGGTACATGGTTTCGAACGTGCAAACAAAGTTTGACGAGGCTATGAACGTCAAGTTCGTGAAAAATAAGTCGGCCGATAAGATCGACGGCGTGGTCGCGCTGGCGATGGCAATCGGTGAATATATGACCGCGACGCGTGGCTCGAATGACGACCGCTCGGTTTACGAACAAACGGGAATCCGCTACCTATGAAAAACACAATTAACACGGCGCAAGTGTTTCAAAACCAATGCGCCACGCTCGATTCCTTCAACCAATTATTCAATGTTTACATTGCCGAGGGAAATCAAAAAATCGCTGCCTATGAATCGTGCGAAATAATGCACGTTTCAATGTACGGGCGGCGACGTTTTCAATCTTATCAATCGTTTCAAAATTCATTAAATCATGCAAAACGAAACCTCACAAATCAACGATAAAATTTCCGAAATCATTGAGAAACTCGAAGATTTGGTTTTGGCAAAAAATACGACCTACGGCAATTCGCTACAAAACCCGGTTCGGGTGTTTTCACGCGCCACGTCGGTTGAATCCATTTGCGCCCGCATCGACGATAAGTTGTCGCGCATTTCAGCGGTCGGCGTTAACGACGATACCATCGACACCATTTATGATTTGATGGGGTATTATGTGCATTTGTTGATCGCGCTGGAGCGTGAAAATTGACGTTGTTCAAAAGTTTCTTTGTATTTATTTGGTTTATATTGATGCGCCGTGTATTTTATTTATTTATATATATATCCCTACGGGATATATATATAAATAAATAAAATCAACAACGCGTGTCAATAAGTTTTGCGGGAACATCCACGCATGGTTTGGAAAACTATTCGTATTTTTGAGGGGGATATACCTACTATGGCCGAAACGAAACCAACCTTTGCCGCCCGCGTGATCGGATTATTCCGCGCCTCACCGAACAACCCTTCAACCTCGTTGGCCAAACCCGCGGAATGGTTATTCTCGGACGACCGCTCAAAGACCGGCGTTGCGGTGAACGAAAAATCCGCCATGACGTTTTCGGCGGTTTGGGCATCGGTTCGTATTTTATCGGAAACCATCGCCTCACTACCTTGGAACGTTTACACCAGCGAAGACGAATCGCCAATGGTTGTGCCAAGTCACCCGATCACGAAAGTACTGCGCCGACCAAACGCGATGATGACGTCAATGATTTTCCGCGAAACGATGATGGCGAACCTCGCCCTTCACGGCAACGCGTTTGCATTCATTGAGCGCGACGGCGCGGCCCGTGTGACGCAAATGATTCCCGTTCACCCGTTGCGCGTTGAAATCAAAGTCGTACAAAACGAAAAGTTTTATCATGTTGACAAAAAAGAAGTTTACTCGGATTTTGAAATGATCCACGTTTGCGGATTGTCATTCGATGGGGTGATGGGCATTTCGCCGATTAAGGCCGCCCGCGAAACATTCGGAATCGGTTTGGCGGCCAACCAGTTCGGCGCTCAATTCTTTGGCAACGGCGCAAACGTCGGCGGCGTATTAACGCACCCCGGACGTTTGTCGGACGAGGCATATACACGAATCAAAAATTCGTGGGCGAATTCATACGGCGGTTTGGGCAACGCACACAAGACCGCGATTCTTGAAGAAGGCATGAAAATCGAGCGCATGACGATTCCGCCCGACCAAGCGCAGTTCTTGCAAACCCGCGTTTTTCAAGTTGAAGAAGTCGCCCGCTGGTTTCTTATTCCGCCGCATATGATCGGCGACCTTAAAAATTCCGCGACCCGTGCAAACGTCGAAGAACAAGGAATCCAATTCGTGCGAAACACGATCCGTCCGTACGCCGTGCGCTGGGAAGAAGAATTCACGCTCAAATTGTTTGGTTCGGAATCCGCATTTTTTGTTCAATTCAACCTCGAAGGTTTACTTCGCGGCGACATAAAGTCACGATACGACGCCTATGCGGTCGGTCGTCAATGGGGTTGGTTGTCGGTGAACGACATTCGCAAAAAAGAACAACTGCCCGACGTCGACGGCGGCGACATTTATTTGCAGCCATTGAACATGGTGAACGCCGGTCAAGACGAAAGCATTTAAGACGATGCCGTGGTCTGACTATCCCCAAGCCGCAACGGACAACGCACAACGTGCGTTGGATCACCGCGAAGAATACGATTCCCAATGCGGAACGCCCGTTGGTTGGGAAACCGCTCGCATTTTATCGGAGCGTGAGGCCATATCGGTTGAACGCCTACCCCGCATTTATTCGTTTTTATCACGCGCCAAGGTTTACGACCAAGGCGATTTTTTCGATTCCGAGAAAAACGAAATTTGCGGATCCGTTATGTTCGCCGCGTGGGGCGGTGACGAAATGCTCGAATGGGCGAAAGAAACTTACGAAGAATCCGAAGAATACAATATGAAAACAGAAATTAACCGCGCCGAACCCGGCGAACTCGAATTAGGCGATTTCGTGCGTTGGAATTCGTCAAATGGGTTCGCCTATGGTCGCATCATAGAAATCGCCGTAGAAGGCGAATTAGAGGCCGATTCGGGGTTCGTAGTGAACGCAACCGAGGACGACCCCGCCGCAAAGATTCGAATTTTCCAATTTGATTCTGAAATTGAGGCATACGTCGAGCAAGAACCAGCGCTGAACGTGGTGCATCGTTTTTCTACTTTAGAAAAATTCGCCGCCGACGTTCGCAAAAACATTCCGATCATGGAGCGCCGCACCACGACGCAACGCGCGGACGTGAACGGACAAACGATCGCGGGTTACGCAGCCGTGTTCAATTCGCCGTCCGAAGATTTGGGCGGGTTCATTGAATACATCGCGCCGGGCGCGTTCGATTCCGTTATGAACGACGACGTCCGTGGTTTTTACAACCACGATTACAACTATTTATTGGGCCGCGCATCGTCCGGCACGTTGCGTTTGTCAACCGACGAACGCGGTTTGCGGTACGAAATTGATTTGCCGAACACAACCTACGCCAACGACTTGATTGAGTTGATGCGCCGCGGTGACGTCAATCAATCGTCGTTCGCCTTTATGATCGAATCCGATTCTTGGTCGGTGAAGGGCAAACAAAACATTCGCACGATCACGAAAATATCGCGCCTCATTGACGTCGCACCCGTCGTGATCCCCGCATACCCCGCCGCCACGTCACAACTTGTGACGCGTGCGCTAAACACCGACGCCGAGGTTCAAACCTCGGTTGCCGACGCCGAACCAGTTGGTTCGGAAATCGAAAACGTAGACAAGGCTGAACGGCCGAATTTGCGCTCTTTACTTTTAAGAATAATTAACCTTAATTCATAAAATCATGAATTCAATTCAACTGCGCGAAAAACGCGCCGCGTTGGTAAACGAAATGAATAATATCGTTGCCGCCGCACAAACCGAAGGCCGTTCGCTGAACGCCGAGGAAAACCAAAAGTTTGATGCAATCGAAACCGACGTTCGCGCCTATGGCGAAAGCGTTGAGAAAATCGAGCGTGCCGAGCAAATGAAGAAGGAGATTGCCGCCGGTCGCGAAGTACGCGCCGAACAAAAGGAAATCACCAAGCACGCAGCATTTTCAAAATACCTACGCAACGGAATGGGCGGTCTTACTGCCGAAGAACGTTCATTGGTTGAAATGCGCGGTACTGATTCTCAAATCACGACTACCGATTCACTTGGTGGATTCTTGGTTCCCGAAGATTTCTCAAACATCCTTGACGTTGCGAGCAAATTCACCGGCGCCATTGAAGGTCTTGCCCAAGTTCTAAACACCACAAGCGGAGCGACTTTGCCTTATCCAAAGGTGAACGATACCAGCGTTGTAGGTGCAATTTTGTCTGAAGGTTCCGCCGACGTGGTTTCCGATATGACATTCGCGGCCCTAAACCTTGGCGCTTACACTTATTCTTCAAAAATTGTTAAGGTATCTTACCAACTTTTGCAAGATGCAGCGTTTGATCTTGACGCGTTCCTTGTGAACACTCTTGGCGAGCGTATCGCACGCGGTCAAAACGCACACTTCACAACCGGCACCGGATCGGGTCAACCACAAGGTTTGATCACCGCTGGTTCAAGTGCATTGACTACCGCAAGCGCCACCGCAATCACGGCCGACGAAATCTTGACGCTAATTCATAGCATCGACAAGTCATACCGCAACTCACCGAAATTTGCTCTTATGGGTGCCGACACTACGGCCGCCGCTATTCGCAAACTGGGCGTTGGTTCTTCTAACGACTTCCCCGTGTTCATTCCGGGAATGGCAATGGGCGAACCCGACCGCGTGTTCGGAGTTCCCTTCTACGTCAACAACGACATGGCCGCTATCGCCGCTACCAACAAAGCGTTGGTTGCTGCCGATTTCAGCAAATATGTTGTTCGCAACGCTGGAGGCGTTCAAATGCTTCGTTTGAACGAGCGTTTTGCTGATGCTCTTTTGGTTGGTTACATTGCTTACAAGCGTTCCGACGCGGGTGCAATCGACACCGCTGCAATCAAGTACATTACTCAAAAGGCATAATCGAATGGAAATTCGATTCATTAAAACTTTGGTTGGTAACGGGTTTGCATATCGCTCCGGCGAGGTGCATACCCTTACCGCCGAGGCGGCGATGGAGTACGTTGGCGCGGGTTTGGCTGAAGTTATCGCCAAACCCGCCGCTCAACGCGCTGAACGCGCAGTTCCAAAAACTAAAGTTCAAAAAAGATAAAAATCATGATCACGCAAAAAACAATTCAGATTGTAACGCCTCCCGCGTCGGAACCATTAACATTGGCCAACGTGAAGGAATTTTTGCGAGTTGATCACAACGACGACGACGTTACGTTGGCGATTTTTATTTCCGCGGCCCGTGAATTGTGCGAATCATTCACTCGGTTGGCGCTGATGCCAACCACGTTCGAAGAATACTTCGACGATTTCCCGACATATTCGGGGGACTACAAAGACGAAATACATTTGTCGCGCTCGCCAGTTACGGCCGTGACCTACGTCAAATACATTGACGGAAACGAAACAACCATCACGGCAAACGCCGCCGACTACAAAGTCGATTTAATTTCCCGACCCGCCCGCATTTCACCCGACGCGGGTTGGTTTGGAACATACGAAACAATAAACGCCGTATTCATTCGCTACGTTGCGGGGTACGCCAACGCCGCGGCGGTTCCGGCGGCCCTAAAACAAGGAATGCTACTTGTCATCGCCGATATGTACGAAAACCGCACGGATTCCGTTAAGCGGTTGCCAACGGCGTCGGAATATCTTTGGAACCCCTACCGAGTTTTCTCATTTTAAGCGATGAACCCCGGCGATTTCGACCAGCGCATCGTTATTCAAAACGTGAGCGAAGCAGTTGATCAATTCGGTCAACGGATCCGTTCGTTTTCAACCTTGGCGGCCGTATGGGCGAAGGTTGAAGAAAAGTCGGGAACCGAAGGCGAGGTTTCGTACCAACTGACCGCAAACAAAAAGGTTCAATTCATGATCCGTTGGCGCAATGACGTCAACGAAAAAATGCCGATTGTATATCGCGGCAAAATTTACGAAATTGAATCTATTATTTCAGACGATGCGCGAAAGCATACAATGAAGATTCACGCGAGGTTGTCGGATAGTACGCTCATGAAATGGGATTTGTTCATTGAAAAATGGGAATCCGCATCAACCCAATGGCAATTTATTTGACATGGCAAACGACGGCATTGGTATTGACAACGAGCAACTCAAAGGCGAGTTTGCCCGCGTGGTTCGTGAATTAAACAAATTCGCGAACGTTATCGACGCGCGTGAACTCGGCAAACTGCAGCGTTCGGCAATGAAGTTGACGCAAGACGCGATGAAGTCGGAAATCAAAGACGCAAGCGAAACGTTCAAAATTTACCGCAACGGCGGGTTGTATGCGGAAATAAAACCCGGAACGTTGGCGAAATCCATTGGTATCGGAAAATCGAAGGTCAACAACGCCCGTTTGTTTTCCGCGTACTGGGTCGGCCCACGCGTGAAGGGTTCATTCAAAGACCCCGAAAAGGGCGGATGGTTCGCGCACTTCATTAACTACGGGAACATTTCGTCGGGCAACTACGGCGGCAAAAACCGCGGTTTCGCGGAACGTGCAAAGGCCCGAACCAGCGGTTTGGTCATGGCTAAATTTACCAACGACGCGGGAAAATATATTGAAAAGGAATTCAACAACTCCGTCAAATGATTGGTAAGGTCATAAAATCAAAGTTCACAACCGACGCGAACCTCGCGGCGTTGTTCGGCGGCCGCGTGTTTCCAGCCGTCGGCGCCCAAGGCCAAACCACGCCGTACGCAATCTATGAGGTGATCAACAATTCACCCACGCGGTCGAAGGATTCGGATTCGCATATTGACGAAATCGACGTGCGAATCACGTTGGTTTCAACTAATTATTCAGATACTGCAACTGGTGTCGATAACGTACGTTCGGCCTTTGTTCGGATGCGCGAAATAATTTTGGACGTTGCCGTTCAAAGTTGTAAATTTGACGGAGAACGGGATTTGTTTTCAGACGACGAACGATTTTTCGCCAAGCAAGTTGACCTAATTTTTAGAATCATTAAATTATGATAAAAGTACAACTCACACAAGATTGGGAAGTTATGCGCGAGCGCGTGATCACCAAAGGTTCGTTCGTTATGGTTCCAAACCATACGGCCGAACAACTCAAAGCCGCCGGGTTCGTCGCAAAAGACGAAACCGACGCAACCATCGAAAATAAACCCCTAAAAAAATAAAACATCATGCCAGCATCAACAGCAATCATGAACGCAACCGACGTACTGATCCAATTCAGTACGGACGGCGTGACTTACGACGAAGTAGGTCGTATGACAAACGCGAGTTTGTCAATATCAATGGAAACGCGCGATACATCAAATAAAGATTCCGCCGGGTTCCGTGAACTTTTGGGCGGTCAACGCTCGTGGTCTTTAGCCGGCGACGGATTGGTCGTGTACTCGTTAACGGGTGCCGACGGATTTTCCGACTTATTTGGATATTGGAATAGCCGAACTAATTTGTACGTCAAATTTGGTTCGGTTACTGCATCCGAAAAAAGTTATTCCGGCCGTGGATTTATCACGTCTTTGGATCAAGAAGCGGGCGTCGAAGATAACGCGACATTCTCATTCTCTTTTGAGGGAACTGGAGCGTTGGCCGAAGCAACAAACGCCTAAACAATTAACGGGGGCGGCAACGCCCCCATTTTTTTACTTTTATGATTGAATACATCGAAACAAACAACAAGCGTTTTCCCGTACGATTCGGATTTAACGCATTGCGTGAATTTTCACGCGCAACGGGAATGCCGCTCGCGGCTTTAACGTCTTTACAAAATGACATCACTTTGGATCAAGCCATTACCTTGGTATGGTGCGGATTCAAAGACGGCGCACGAAAGGACAAAATGCCATTCAAAATGGCGATTGACGACGTGGCCGATTTGTTGGACGACGATTCGTCAATTTTGGAAAAGTCGTTCGAAATTTTCGGCCGTCAATTCAATTCAGAAGAAGAAAAAAAATAATTGGCCAAAGCATCGACGGCAACGCCGATTTTGAACTGCCCACTTGGGATTCACTTGAAGCGTACGCGTTTGGTCAAATAGGTTTGTCGCCGTCGCAATTTTACGCAATGACGCCGCGGGAGTTTTCAAATACTTCGCGGGGTTATTCCGAAAAGTTGGAACAACAATATCGCGCCGAATGGGAACGGGCGCGATGGATTGCGTCGGTTAACATTGCGCCACATACGAAGAAACGTTTGAAACCGACCGATTTAATTCGGTTCCCGTGGGAAAATAAACGTTTAGGCCCGAAACACGTTTGGACGCGTGGCGAGGTCATCGACGCACACAATCAAAGGTTTGGCAAGTCATGAATTTAAGTTCAATCAATTTAAGGTTTTTCGCGAACATTGCCCCGTTAATTTCGGGGCTAAATAAGGCGGAGCGCGCACTCGATCAAGCGGGGCGCAAAATGCAAGCGACCGGCAAAAAGTTAACGTTTGAACTAACCGCGCCGATTGCGGCCATTGGCGCGTTATCAGTTAAAGTTTTTGCGGATTTTGAAGCACAAATGTCACAAGTTAAAGCCGTTACGGGGGCATCAGCAAGTGAATTTGAAATGCTGAAAAAAAATGCGGAAACTCTTGGCGCATCTACTGCGTTCACCGCTACCGAGGTGGCGGAATTACAAACGGAATTTGGTAAACTTGGATTTACCGCAACTGAAATCGACAAAGTAACGGAATCAACTTTGTATTTGGCGCAAATCGCTGGTTCGGATTTAGCAACGGCGGCCGGGGTCGCTGGCGGAACTTTGCGCGGATTCGGTTTAGATGCCTCGGAAACGGCTCGTGTCGCCGACGTGATGGCGATGGCGTTCAACAAATCGGGTTTGGACATGGAAAGTTTTGCCGATTCCATGAAATACGTTGCCCCAGTCGCTAAAGTCGCAAACGTATCACTTGAGGAAACTACCGCGGCACTTGGTATTTTAAGTGATAGCAATATAAAAGGTTCTCAAGCGGGAACGTCGATGCGTCGTATTTTGTTGGAATTAGGCAAAGAATCCGGAACATTGTCCGAAAAAATCGAAAAGGTTTCCAAACGCGGAATAAGTTTGGAAAACGCGATGGACGAAGTTGGAATGTCCGCCCAAACTGCGTTGATTGTATTACAACAAAATGCCGATAAATTACCAGCACTAACTCAAGCATTGGAAAACTCCGCTGGCGAAGCAAAGAAATTCGCTGACGTTGTGCGCGACAACCTTGGCGGTACAATGGATGAATTTATGGGTTCGCTTGAGGCGCTCGCATTATCAATCGGGCAAATCGTATCGGTTGTATTGCGTCCGTTTTTGGTGATGCTGACTTCTGTTTTTCAAACACTAAACAACGCTCCGCCAATCATAAAGGTTTTAGTTGTCGCGTTCGCTGCGTTGCTCGCCGCAATCGGGCCGCTATTATTCACGTTCGGTTTGCTGCAGCGAAACTTTATTTTAATGTTGCCCTACCTCACCAAGATAGGGGCGGCATTGCGCTTTATTGCATTCCAAGGGCTTAAAATACTGATTGGCCCGATTGGTATTGTAGTGGCGGCATTGGCGGCGCTCGGCGCGATTGCGCTATATGTCGGCTACAATTTCGAAGCCTTTAAGGTGATCGCGTTGAACGCAATCAAAACGCTGGCAAACTTCGGAATCAAAATTCTAAATAATTTATTGGGTGTCTTTAACAATGTCGCCGGTGCGCTTGGTATGGATTCCGTCAAAATCGAATTGTTTGAAAAGTTAGAAACCGAGGCCGTTCCGAAACTCAAATCAATTTCCGAGGTTGCCAAAGAAGTCAAACGCGACGTCGCCAAAATGTTTGGCGGTGGCGGCGCGGCCGCGGGCGGTGGCGGCGGTGGACTATCTTCGGCGGCCGCATCGTTCGACGAAGTAATCGGATCCGAAGGTAATGGCGAAACGGGTGCGGGCGGAACTGGCGTCGTCGGGGCGGTAAAAGCGTTTAGCAATTTGGCGAAGGTCGCGCCCAAGGCGATGCACGCCGTTTCGATTTCGGTTGCCAACGGCGTCAAAAAAATGATTGTGCCTATTGAGTCCATGACCGAAAAACAATTCAAGTTGATTGAGGCAACGCGGCAAATGTCCAAAGATATTTCGTCCGCAATTACTGGCGCCGCGACATCGTTCGTGATCGGTATCGGTGAAATGATTGGCGCCTCAATCGCGGGCGGCCAAGGCATTCAAAACTTTGGAATGTTTGCATTGCAATCGTTGGCGGGTCTTTTGCAATCGGTCGGTGAAATGGCAATCCAAACCGGCATTGCACTTTTAGGGATTCAAGTCGCCCTAAAAACGCTGAACCCCTATGTCGCCATTGCGGCCGGTATTGCGTTGGTTGCACTCGCGTCGGGAATCAAAAGTTCGCTCGCTAAAAAGGCCGACGGCATGGGCGGCATTCCAGCACTCGCCGAGGGCGGAATCGCCACGGGGCCGACGCTCGCATTGATTGGTGAAGGTAAAGGGCCGGAGGCGGTCATTCCGTTGGACAAACTCGAAGGCATGATGGGCGGCGGTTTCGGCAATGGCCAAAATGTAGTCGTCACCGGGCGCATCCAAGGTTCAGACATTTTAATTTCGTCCGAGCGTGCGGAACGTCAACGTTCACGATACCGCGGATTTTAACAAAACAAAAAAATGGCCATTCGTTTATTTTCTGAATTCAAATCCGACCTCGGTATTTTATACCGCATTGAAATCCACGATACCGAATGGGCCGCCGCATCGACGGAATTCAACGTGGATTCACGCGGTTTTGAACTGACGTACGACGGCGAAACCGACGACATCGTTTCACCGATTGTCGGTTCGAAATTGACGTTCGGCGCGTATTCAACCGACGGGACATTCGAAACCTTTATCGCCTTACTTAAAACATTCCAAGAAAATCGTTTTCGCGTTGTCGTGTACCGCCCCGGCGACATTTGGAATTCATGGGTTGATTTTTGGCAAAACGCGACAACGCCGTGGGATGAAGCCGATTTGTTTTGGATTGGTTGGTTGACGCAAGATTTGATCAACGTCGAGGACGCATCGCAGCCGTACGTTTACGAAATGACTGCAACCGATGGTTTGGGTCGTTTGGCGAACATAGATTATACCGCCGACAACGCAATCATTCAAACGAACGGATTTAAGGCAACCAAGGTTGTTGACGTTATTAAAAACGCGCTGGTAAATATCGGAACCTCGGATTTATGGAGCGCAACAAATACGTTTTTCGAAACGTCGGTTGACTGGTGGGAAACAACCGCGCAAACATATTCGACCGCCGTTGACCCGTTGTCGCAGCACGCGTTCGACGTTCGTTTGTTCAACGAGTTCGACGACGACGGCAACGTCGTTCGTTCGTCGTCGTTTGAATTACTGCGTCAAATCGCCACACTTTACAACGCGAGGATTTTTCTACAAAACGGCCGATTTGTTTTCGAACAATACGGCAACCGCGACACGGCGTCGCGCTACGTTTCGCGGTACGATAAAACGGCGACACAAATCGAACGCGTTTTCCGAAACGACGACGTGGCAATCGATCAAACCTTGACGGCCGCGCGGCGGTCGGGAAATAACTACAATTTTTTGCCCGCGGTTAAAAAAGTAAGCGCGCATTTTATTCAACGTTTTTTGTCGTTGTTCGGCGAGTTCGGTATCTTCGGCGGGTTCCGTTTCTCAAACACGCTCACGACATACCCCGTCGGCTTTATTGCGGGCGGCCCCGGAATCCAGTTGAACATTGGCGCGTTGAATTTTAATTTCAAAATAACGGGGCCATTCGCAATCGTTGACCAACTTTTCGCGGTTTTCAAAATGAGAATTCGCATTCAAGATTCGTCAACTGGAACGTTCTATTATTTCAACCGCCCTTTTCTTAACGTGTCGGCCGTCGGTCAAATGTTCGGCCCCGCAACGTGGTCAACTACGGCGGGCGAATACTTTTTTGATTTGCCTTCGTTCTTCACGCCCGGCCCCGTTGTATTCACATCGTCGGTCGCGGGCGTAACGTCAAACAATGTCGGAATACTTACCGACGATTTGCCCGTGAGCGGTGAACTCGATTTGATTCTTACCCTTCACGGCATTTTCCGTTCGAACAACGGAACGACATTCACGCCAGCGTCGCCCGCGACGTATGACGCGAGTTTCCTTTTCGGAATCAAAAAGGACGGAGCCGACGACGCGCCGGGAACGACGTTTTCGTCGAACAATACGGCGTCGGGCATTGATTCAAATATAGTTCTTGAACTCGGCGACGTGTTTCTCGCCGACGGCCCACGTCAAACGGGGCATTTGTCGGCGTTCAATGGTACGGATTATGTCGCGACCGCGGATTGGCGAAAAGGCCCAAGCGGTGCGGGAATACCGATATTAAAATTATTGACCAACGAAACGTTGGCGTTGCACGTTCGACCGATTGAGCAATATAATGGATCAATCATTGGAACGTTCGGTATCGGTCAACGCGTTGTATTTAATTCAACGGCGTACCTCATGACCGGCGGAACGTTCACGGCAAACGTGGACGAATGGTCGGCGACATGGTATAGAATTCAAACCCTTCGCGGTTCCGTGGTTGCGCTGGATCCTGTGAACGATTTAATCACGCGGTCGGCGCTCAGTAGTTCCACAACGTCGGGCGAATCGCCGAACGATATTATTGGCGGCCGTATTGGCGGTATGATCGTAAACATTGACGAACAAAAGGTCGGCCCCTACGAACAAACGGCAACGGGCGGACGCATCAACGGAACCGCAAACGTCACGGGCGCGACCACGTTGTCGTCCACACTCGGCGTCACCGGCGCGACGACAATGAACGCCGCAACGATAAACGGAACCGCAACGTTGAACGCGAAATCCATTGTTAACGGATCGTGGAACGCAAACATTCGCGACGTTGACGCGGGCGCGGGTGCGGATTATTCGGTTGAGGCAACCGACTATATTTTGTTCGTGAACTACACGGGCGGTTCGGGAACGTTCACCATTTATTTGCCGCCAGTTGCCGAGAACGAAGGGCGCATGATTCGGATCAAGACCGACGACACGATTTCAAACTCGAACGCGTTGTCAATCGAACCCGACGCCGGCGACACGTCCGCAACGATTGACGGCGAATCCGCGTCGGCAATGACACGCGCTTACGACGGCGCGACCTACCTATGTCACAACGGCGATTGGTGGTTGATTCAGAAAAAAGAAAAGTAAACCGCGTTTTATCATTGTTGATAAAATCGGGTTAGCCTCGTAATATAATGAATTAAATTTGTAGAACAATGCACTCAGCGATTTACATTTCATTGTTTCGTCGAAACCGAATTAACTCGATTTCATCGGCCATTATTGGTTCGGGGTCGGTTGGCGGCGGCGGCGAAGAACGTTGGGAATTGCTCGGTGATAATTGGGAATCTATAAATAGAACATGGGAACAACTTTAACGGGGACAACCCCACAGGACACATACGATAGCCTTATTAAGGTTACGGACAACGGGCCACTAACGGGGTCACTAAAGAAACTGACTGACGGATTAGGCAACGATTCTTCTTTGTCTTTGTCAACGACTGCTGCTTCCTTATCGGGAACTTTAGCAGTAACGGGAACATCTACCTTTAATAGCGGTCAGAACGTATTGTATGCTTCGTTTGACAATGATGCCGCTTTATTTCAGCGTGTTGGTGCTTATGGTGCGGTCATTCGTTTAGGTCGTAGTGGAGTAAGTCAAACGGCAACTATTGACTATCCTACTGATGGCACATTAGCACTTTCAACTGTTGGTGTTGAGCGTATGCGCATCACCGCATCAGGCAACGTAGGCATCGGCACGGATGCGCCTACGAGACAACTATCAATATCGGCAACGAATCCGCAAATGGTTTTAAAATCCACAACTACTACGGGTTTTTCAGAATTATATTTTGGCGATAGTGCAGCAGACAATGGATTCGTTGGCTATGCTCACAATGGTGATTATATGTACTTTGGCACTAATAATGCCGAGAAAGTTCGTATTCTTTCGGGAGGCGGTATAACCTTCAACGGGGACACCACACAAGCCAACGCCCTTGATGACTACGAAGAAGGCACTTGGACTATGGGTGTATCGTTTGGTGGTGCGTCTGTTGGTGTGACTTATACTTCTCAAGGGGGAACATATACCAAGATAGGTAGGCAAGTCACGGTGAACGGATTTATCATACTATCAAGCAAAGGAAGTTCAGTAGGTGGCGCAGATATTACGGGCTTACCTTTTACGAGTGGGAATACTACGGGAAACAATCCTTCTGCAAGTGTTTGGCTTTTTAATGTAAGTTTTGCAAATCAATTTCAAGCCGTTGGCAACCAAAACGCAACGACTATTACATTATATGAAACAACCGAAGCGGGTGCAGTTAGTGGATTGGAAGATACTAATTTTGCTAATGACTCAAGAATTGCGGTTAACCTCACCTACTTCGTATAACAACTAAACAACAAACAAAATGATTGAAGAAGTAATCTACATCAGCGACTTTAACGTCAAATTAGACGGAACTATCGCAGTCCGCAAAACAACTGACGTTACCAAAGACGGAGCCGTAATCGCTTCATCTTATTGGCGCGTTGTGCTTGCAGTTAACGACCCTGCTGCCGATGAGGTATTGGGAGTTGATGGCTACTACCGCACCCTTGCCAACGATGCTTGGGCAATGATTCCAACGCCCGTAGTGGTTGAGGAGGTCGTGACCGAACCGGCCAACGCCGCGGAATAATGGATCACCTTCGCGAACGCCTCGTTCAATTACAACAACGGGAACAAGTCCTTTTGATGGAGTTGGACGAGGTTCGTGTACTGGTTCAAGCGTACAACAATACGCTGGAGGGCAAAACTGAATAACGATGACAAGGGGCGAACAAACGGGTTTGGCGTTCATGTCCACGATGGTTTCGTGGTTGCCAATGAACCCAATTTTGTCGGCGGTTGCGTCGGTGTTCGCCATCATATTGTCGGCGATGCTTATTTACAAAACGTATCTTGACATTCGGTACCGGCACGAACTACGCAAAAAAGACAAACAATGATTGATCGGTTATTCCGCAATCTAAAAACCACGTTCTTGGGTTTGATCGTTTTGCTGGTTTGTTTCGGTTTCGTTTGGTTCGGCAAAGCGACATTGACCGAACTCGGCGTTTTCGTCGTGGGCGGATTTTCAATGTTGTTTCTCAAAGACCCAAAGACCGATGGCGGCGAAAAGTAATTCGGTTTCAACCCACGTTTCGAAATCGCACAAACGCGGCAAACACGCGAAGTGTGCCAAACACGGCAACAAAACAAAGCCAAACCGCGGCCAAGGTCGGTCGTGACATATTTACTATGTTTTTTGTTACGAATAGTGAACCCTTTATCGTGCATTGAGTGGCACATTCGTTGTCAATGTACGTTTTATTGTACATTATGACTACAAATTGTGCAATTAAACGAACGTTACCAATATGCAAAAGGTGCAAATTGCTAATTCAAATTAGCATAAATTTTGCAAAGTGTCAAGTCAAATGGGCATAAAGTGTAAAACGTGCAACTTTTGATATTGAAAACGTGACCATGCGTAAACTTACCCGAATCATTTTGCATTGCACCGCGACGCCCGAAGGCCGTCACGTTGACGTCGCAACCATTAACGCGTGGCACGTCAAACGCGGTTGGTCGGGAATCGGCTACCATTTCGTTATTTATCTTGACGGATCCGTTCACGCTGGCCGCGACGTTTCAAAGGTCGGCGCACACGTCGCCGGGCATAACGCCGATACAATCGGTATCGTTTACGTCGGCGGCTGCGATGCGGCAATGAAGGCAAAGGACACGTTGAACGCGGCACAAGAAACCGCGGTCGTCAATTTGGTTAAGGCACTTCGCGACCAGTTCGGGGCGTTGACGCTGCATGGTCATAACGAATACGCCGCAAAGGCGTGTCCGTCATTCAAAGTAAAAGACAAATTCAAATGGCTCGTTGGCTACTAATTCCCGCGGTCGCCTTGATGGCGTCGTGTACTGCATCGTATCACCTAAAACGTGCGATTGCAAAAGACCCTTCAATTCTCAAAACGGCTGCGGTTCGGTTCGACACAATCGTCGTGACGAAGGAGCGAAAATTGACCGACACAATCGTCATGAACAAACGCGATACGATAACGATTGAACGCGACCGCGTACGGGTGCGTTTGGTGCGTTCTTACGATACTTTGATGGTCGAGGGTACTTGCCTACCCGACACGATAAAAATCGACGTCATACGCGAAATTCCGCAACTCGTTCAAAGGCGGTCATTCTTTACCAAGGGCGACCGCGTGTTCGGTTGGTTGCTATTCGTGGCGCTCGTTGTCGGGGTCGTGTTATATATCGGCCAACGAAACGGCAATCGCTGGTATTGATTTCCCCGACCAAGTTGGTTCGGTCAATCTAAAACTTTAATTTATTGGGTCGCGCGTCAAAGCAAACGTTGACGTTTTTCACGTTGTTCAAAAGTTTATTTGTATTTATTTGGTTACTATTGATGCGCCGTGTATTTTATTTATTTATATATATATCCCTACGGGATATATATATAAATAAATAAAATCAACAACGCGTGTCAATAACTTTTGAGGCATTGAATCATTGGTTAAGTTTTGTATATTTGCAGCCAACAAACAAAAAACAATGATCATGGAAAACAAAAAAACTTATTTGGGCAAAGCAATGATGCAAAGCATCGTCGGCACAATCTTATCGCTCACCGCCGTATCGCATACCTCAATGACTTGGACTTGCATTCTCGGCGCCCTCGCCTTGGTATGGCTTGCATCCGCGCACCACAACTTCAACAAATACGAAAATCGCGGGTGACGTTGTTTGTTTGTTTCTGAATTCCAAACCCGCGTAATGCCCCGCCCGAAACGGCGGGGTTTTTCTTTTGTGAAAAACTTTGACATCGGTTGTTTGCATTGTTGACAAATACGCCATATCTTTACCAAGCGTAAACAAACAAACGCATTTAATTTAATCATGACAACAAAACCCGATTTCCAAAAAGGGGTTCGCGCTATTATTAGCGGAACCGCTCAATGGGCGCAATTAACGCCCAAGTCCGGCCCTAACAAAATGGCCAACAAATACCAATGCGATTTGATGATCGACGATACCTCGTTGAAACTACTTGAATCCATCGGTGCATATAAGTTCATTCAAATCAAAGGCATGGACGGACAACCTAAATACGAGGTTCCGGCCGTTCGTATTAAGGCGAACAACCCGCCCAACGTATTCGATACGCACAAGGCGACGTTCGACGACTACATCAACAATGGTTCAGTTCTGAAAACGAATTGCATCGTTAAGGCGTACGAATACAACGGCAAAAAAGGTTTGTCCGTTTGGGTGAACGACGTGATCGTTCTAAACCTTGCCGAGCGTGGCGAAGGTGGCGGCACTCCGTCCGATTTCTTCGAAGGCGTGAAGCCGACGGAACCAACCTTTGACGCGGTTCAGCCGAACACGGCAACCAACGACGACGATGGTTTCCCGTTCTAACATTCACGACCGGTTACACTACGCCGAATGGGTGGTTCAGTTCTCCGAGAACTGGGCCGCTCAATCGACGGGTTCAATCAAACGCAATTCCCGCGTGACCTCAATCAACGAGTTGCGGCGAATGGTGATCGCGTATTGCTATTGGGAAATCGGATTGAACCAATCCCAAACCGGGGCGATTGTGAACCGCAAGCACCCCGCGATACATCACCAGTTGCGCGTTCACAATGAGGCGCACCAAACGGCGGGAAACACAAACCGCCAAACCGATCCTAACTATTGCCGCAATTACAAATTGTACGTGAGCGACATCGAACGGGAATCGCGCGAAACGTCAATCGAATACGTCAAAGCCGAAATCGAGCGACTGCAACTTCAATTAAACGAATTAAACAAAAAACCATGACCATCGAATTCAACTGGCGCAAAGAGGACGCCCTATTTTTAACGCCATCAATCGTATATTTTAGCGATTCCGATTCGAAGCACGTTATTTTCTCGTTCATTTATTTCACGGCGCTGGCGTCGATTAACAAATGAAAACGAAACCATTTTTGCCGTTGTCGTTTTCCAGCATAAAGGAATTCGCAAAGTCGCCGAACCATTTTCTCGCCTACAAAAACAAAACGCGTGAGGCAACGGCGGCCATGACCCGCGGTTCGGCATTGCACACCTTTGTATTGGAACCCGAAGAATTCGAAAAGCGCTACCTCGTGGCACCGGACATTCGCCGTGGTACGAACGCATGGAAGGAAGTCGAATCGGCCGCGGGAACGCGTGAAATACTAAAGGATTCAGAGTTTGAAATCATTGAACGTATGGCGTCCGCCCTTTGGTCGCATCCAGCCGCGGCGGAGTTGTTCGCACAAACGACCGCCGTCGAACAAGGTTTGGAATTTGAGTTCAACGGAATCGCATTTCGCGGGTTCGCCGATATGGTGGCCCCGACGTTTGTCGCCGACCTCAAGTCAACGCAAGACGTTTCGGCGTCGGCGTTCAATAGGTGGATATTTGGAAACAAATATCATTTGCAAGCGGCGCTATACTGCGCGGCCTTGAAATTAGAAAAGTTCTACTTCATTGGCGTTGAGGCAAACTCGCCGTACAACGTCGGAGTTTTCGAAATGGACAAAACGTCGATTGAATTTGGTATATTTGAACTAATCGAATTAACCACGAAATTCAAAAAATGGGACGGAATGCCCGCGACCTACACGAACGACATAATTGTTTTAACGCCGCCGAAATGGTCGACGTCGAGCAACGATTGAACCGCGTGTCTGAATTTTTAGAACGCGCCCGCACGCTGGCCGATCGTTGGGAATCCGACGACATGGTTTCGTTGTGCAACGATATTGAAATAATGGTCGCATTTTGCGAAATGAATCTACCGAACTATGCCCTCACCCACTACATTAGCGGAACTCCGCCAGTTCGCAAAGATTCACAACCAAGCGAGATACCCCAACGTTCCGACGTCGGCATTGCCGGCGACAACGTTCACCGATAAAACGGCAAACGGACTTACCAATGCGATCATATACGACATCATGCACGTTTGCGGGGGCGCTGCTTACCGAATCAACAACGGGGCAACTTACGACCGCGCAAAGAACATATATCGTGCGGGCGTCACGAAACGCGGCGTCCCCGATATTATTGCCGTCGTGGATGGGCGATTCATCGGAATCGAGGTAAAGATCGGAGCCGACCGCCAGTCGTCGCATCAACGCGAGGTCGAGGCGGAAATCAACGCCGCTCGCGGGGTTTACTTTATCGCGAAAACGTACGAGCAATATGTCAGTTCCCTCGCCGCATCGCTTCGATAAGCAGCGCGGCGAATGGGCTGAAGCGCAGTTCGTGGCGGACGCGTTGAAAAATGGTTTTGAAATCTTCACGCCCATTGGCGATTGTTCGTCAATAGATTTCGTAATTTTTCACGATGGTAAACCGATACGAATTCAATGCAAGGCAACGTGGACGAACCTAAAGGGCAAATCCAAGTGGAACATCGGTAAAGGGTCGTCGGCGAAGAAACGCTACACGGATCACGACGTGGATTTTTTGGCGCTTTACGATGGAAACATTGAGTGTTGGCGGTTTGTCCGGCCAAGTGAAACAAACGGACAAAAAACATTTAGGATAGCACAAGACGAAACAAACAAACTGGAAAATTGGCATGACCTCAAAGAATTCAACGATCATTGATTTAGCACGGCGCTACCTCGCCGCCGGGTTCTCACCCATACCATTGGTTCCGGGCGATAAGCGCCCAAGCGTAAAGGGGTGGCAACGCTACGGCGACGAGCCTATGGGTTGGGGCGAGGCCGACCGAATGTTTGCCGACACGGATTCCATCGGTATCGTTTGCGGTTACGACGGCCTCGAGGTTCTCGACATCGACGCCAAGCACTTCGACGGCGACGAATTAACCGAGTTCACCACGTTACTGGACGCCGAAGCGCCGGGCCTTCGCTCGAAAATGACCATTCAACAAACGCGGTCGGGCGGTGAACATTGGATTTACAAATGCGATTCGGTCGAAGGCAATCAAAAGTTGGCGCGGAATATAGAAGGCGAAACGACGTTTGAAACACGCGGCGTC